GGTTCAGTAATACCTAAATAGTTACAATATGCTACTAGCCATGAACCATTAACTGGTTCTGTTATATTGTAATAAATACATAATGCACTTATCCAACTTCCACCGTTAGGTAAAGTTACTCCATCATTAGTAACACATGTTACATAATCTTTTATTACATTATTTATATCCATATTATTGTCTTAATTTTGCTATCGCATCTATGACTCCCTGTGTGCCAATATATACTGCGGCTATTGTTACCCAATCAGAACTCGTTAAAGTTGCAGAGAATAGCCCGAAACTAGCCACAACAAAGACCATAAGCTTCCTGCTTACGTATCTATTTAGTATTTTGTCTATTCTTGCTCTCATGTCTTAGATATACTTTTAATTTTTTAATATTAGTAACAGTACTTTTAGTTGCAACTGCTACAGTCGGGGTCACAATCGAGCCCGCAGTCTGCGTAGATGTATAAGTCATTTCTTAATAAAGGTATTTCTGTTTGTAATCCACTAAAATAAGGTGTGTCTTTGTTAGGTTGCATACCATCAGTTCCAGGATTGTTATATGTTGCAAACATTCCAGGATTATCTTGTAAGTACTCTAACATTCTCTGGTTGTAAAACTGAGCGGTGTCCATCGCACTATCTCTTAAATACTTCATCTCATCTAACGTAGTAGCTTGAGTCTCTTCTGATGTACCGTTAACGATACCAGCTTCGACCATCTTATACTTTAGATTAGGTAGTAATAAATATAATGCATATTGAATTAAACATGGACCAACATAATCTTTTAAGAATGCCGATTCATCTGTTGTTAAATCATTTGCTATTACTCCTGCTTTAAGTCTTTTGTAAAACAGAGTTCCAAGAGTGTCTTGAATGTATATGTCCTGAGCTTGTATAATAGATGGAGTTAAGACATCAATACGAATATTGTTATCTAAACTTGTCCACTGTTTCATTCTCTGCTCAGAAACTAAAAGTACGTTTTCCATATTATAGAGATTCTATGTTTGTTTGTGGTGCAGTATCTGTAATCTGTGCTTCAGGTACTAATTGGTTTGGTGCAACTTTAAATGCAATGTTGTAACCCATTAGTCTTAACATATAACCAAATCCACTTAATATCTTCTTTCTCTTTGGTGTAATTACAGTTCCTTCAAAGTGAGCATAAGCTACTTTAATTTCTTCTGAGTTACTTGAGAATCCTGAACTAGCACTATCGTGTAGTCCTAATAAAAGAGGACTTGTAATTCTATGTGCGGTTAAGATTCTACTAGAGATTCTAGTTTCTAATGTTAAATAGTAATCATCATTTGCACTATCAATAGGCATAACTTCCATTTCCTTTCCAGGTTCTGAGAAGGATAAAAAGAAACGGCCTGCATTTTCTGTTCCTGTAAAGGTCTTTTCTATTTCTTTATAGACATCTCTTCTTTCTTCTGGTGTCGGTACGCCATTTCTAAACTTAATAAACATTGATGGAGCTAGTCCATTTGCAATATTTGATGCATGAAATCTACTAACTTGTGCATCTAATGAAATATCATTCATAGCTGCTACATAAGCTGGCAGAGGGTATACCTCATTACCAGGTGTATAACCATAGAAATAAAATACTTGTGACGCATTGTCACCTTTATTATCTGTAGGATCAAATGATCTATAAGTACTGTAAGGGTATTTTCTTAGATTACTCCAATCAGTTGAGAACATATACTCATTAACTTTATCTTCTTCATCTGGTTTACCTGATCTTACGTTAGCAAAAGGTAAATGATACATCTCTGCTATTTTGGTCCTTTCTTTGTTCCAAATAACATTGATAGCATATCCATTATACAACGTGTAATCAAGCGAAACCTTTTCAAATATTTCATCAATCGTTTCTCCATTTGGGTTAATATACTCTGTTCCGATAATTTCAATACCGTTACCAATAATACCAGCTGTAATACTGTCAACACAAGTATGATGCATTGCGCTAGTGTCATATAATTCTATTAATCTTTGTGGGAATAGGTTTTTACCTCCGTAAAACATAAAGTCTTTTCCTCTTACTTCACTTATGCTGGGTAATTCGATTGCACTATACTCTGATGAGTTAACTGCGTAAATGCCTTCTGGTGTATTTCTCATATTGTCTTTAATAATTTGGTCTGTAGAATACCTCTGATACTCTTTCTTCTGTTTGAGGTGTACTAATAAACTCTTTAATACCTAAGCCACCACCTGGATCTGTAACTATTTTAACTAGTCCAGCTTCTAGTGTGGTTCCACTAGCAGTATTTAACCTCCAATTATATATCCCGTTTTTGTGGGCATCGCCAAACCCAATTGGGAATGTAACTTCTAATGTAGAGTACCTTGCATTAGTTTTAATAATAGTTGCTGCCATTGGCATAGCCTCATGTGAGTACTGTGATATTAATATAAAATTATACGCACTTGGCACTAAACTCAAGTTAGGTATATTTACTGTAAATTGCTGTGCTAATTGTGTTTCTGGTACTAATATTGTCATAAACTGATGTTATATTTAGCTTTATATATATAAATATAAAAACATCGAAGATTGACATGGAAACTAAAAAGATAAAGTTTGGCGATTATACTAACGATAAGTGGCATACTCTCAATGGATTAAAGTCTGTAGAATCATTAATAGACATAATTAAAGAACTAGACTGGGATGGTTTTAATTTATACGCAGTAGGTAGTATTCTAAGCGATGTAGATACTCATGATTTTGATCTAATTATTACAGGTCCTATTATACCTGCTAAGATTAATTACTTATTAGAAGAGATAGTAGAAATTGGATTCGATTGTCAAATATACTGTGATGTGAAATACAGTGTCTCAGGCGATCTATTTAATCCAGAAGTAGATACTATCAAAACAATTAGATATGCTCACTACAAGCCTCTAATGACTATTGACGGACATCCATACTACTTTGCTAAACCTGCCCATGGCTTATACCTATCAGATCGTAACTACCCTATGGCTAAGACTCTTAATTATATGGCCGATGAAGGTAGAGTCTATAAGGCACCACACCAGCTTATATAAAAAAGGACCACATTTCTGTAGTCCTTCCTTAACTTATTTATGTTTAGATTACGCTTCTACTATAGAAGAATTAACTGTAAACATTGGGCTAGCTTCTAGTCCACCGATAACTATTTCATATCCGTTTCTATCCGCGTAAGCAGTTCCTGAAGTTGCAGAAGCTGATACTAAGAAAGCACCTTTTTCTACACCTATTGACCAGTACACACCATTACCATCTTTAGCAACAACTACCATTGTAGTAGCTTGAGCTAATAGTAATAATTGATCTCTTTTTGCTGCGTCCATCTTATTGAAGACTGCAGTCAATTGTTGATCAAAGTATAATGTACCATTCTCTTGAGAAACTGTTGTTGTTTCTGTTACAGAACTTACTTGACGAGGAGTTTCGAATTTGAAAAAATCACCAGGAACCATAGCAGAACCACCTACAGTAATAGCGGTAATGTTACCTGCTGATTCTGTGATTGATTGAACAGGTCCGTTTCCGATAAAGATAGCTTCAATTCCACCAGTGGAATCGTTACATAAATCTAGAAAGCCTGCTGTGATTGCTGAACAACTCATATTATATTGATTTTTTTAATTAGTTAAATAAGAGGGAACCTATATGATTCCCTCTATAGTTTGTTTGGCTTATGCCATATCATTGGTAGCGAACAAGTTCACTTCACCAATTCCAACTCCAAGTCTCCAAGCAGCTCTAAACTTCATTACATCTGATGCTTCATCATAGAAGAATCTGAATGAATCTAACTCATCTGTTAAACCAGTTGCAGCGATAATCATTTTACCAGGACCAGCCATTTTGTAATCCGATCCAACAAGACCAGAAGACTTAACAACTGTTACATTAGTACCAGGTAAGATTAAGATATCGTTTCCTTCAACTGAGTTAAAGTGGTATAAGTTCTGTGCTACTAAAGCTCTAACTAAAGCTCTGTAAGCATCAGGAGATACTACCATGATTAAATCGTCTCTGTCTTTTACAGACTCGTCGATTGCATCATATAAATCTAATGCTTGAGAAAAAGCGTTAGCCGCAGTCCATGCTGCAGGAGTTCCAGCTTGTAAGTTTGCTCCGTTTGCAGAAGTAACTTGTGCTTTAATTCCAGTTCCAGTACCAGCAGCGCCAGCACCATTGATTAAGTAACCTTCGTTATACTTTCTCAATTTGTCAGAATAAGATTCAGAGATTACATTCTCGAAAGGAATGAAATCGTTACCTGTACCTGCATTCATAAATGCTGATTGGTATACTGATCTTAAGTCTTCAACACACATTTGTGTTTTAGATTGTAAAGAATCGATTGTTACATTTACTTGTGTGTAAGTTACTTCACCGTCAGAAGTCCATCCACAAGATAGAGCAGATACTGGCAATGCAGCGTCTACTAAGTTAATTGCAACAGTACCTGAAGTGAATCCTGATCTAAGATCAACGAAGTCAAGTAGGTCTGTTTTTAAAACTACCTTTGAGATTAAGTCTAAAGATAGTTGGTCTGTATAAGCAGGCAATGCTGCTACGTCAAATCCAAATGCCATAATTGTTTGTTTTTATTTTTGTTAAAATTAGTTTTTGCGGATAGCTCTTAAAGCGTCCATTCTGTTTGCCAAAGCTTCATCCTTCTTTATTTTGTTTTCAGAGAAGGTATTTCTGATTGGCGTTGCTGCAGGTTCGTCTGCGATTTTGTTAAAACGAGCTTTAAGTGCCGTTACTTCTTCTGTTAATGCTGCGATCTCTTCAGTGAAAGGTGCGATCATCTCAGCAATACCTGATAACAACTCTTCAGTTGCTGGTATAGCTTCTTCAGATACTGGTGCTTCAACTACTACTTCTTCAAGTTCTTCTTCAACAACTTCTTCTGTAATAGAATCTTCTCCAGCTTCTGAGATATCCATAATTTCACCATTAGGACCAACTCCGATTAACAATCCGTCTGTAGTTTCATGTATTCCTTCAGGAGCATAAGGCGATTCTTCACCTTCTGGTGTCTTTATTAGTAAGGCAGCGCCTACTTCTAATTCTCCATCAGTATATACAACCGTACCATCAATTAACTCTGCTTCCGCAAATTTAACTTCTGTTACTACTTCAGTGTCAGCTGCGAGCATTACTCGTAACTTTTTAACCATGTCGTTTACTGTCATAATATAGTGTTTTTTTAATTCAATCTGGTACTTTACCAGACAATATTAAATATAGAAAGGTATGGTATTGACAAAACAGCACTGTGCGCATTGGTTTATATAGACTAAACAACTATTATGAAAACTTTATTATTACAAGTAAACATTAAACCAGATGGTTTTAAAGAAGTAGACCATCGTAAACCTAACACATTCGATTGGTGTGGTGAACTATACTCTCATTCTAATCAAAATTGTAAAGAATGGGCTAAAAGAATGGGTTGTGACTATTATTTAATAGAAGATATGAGTCACTTTCCTGATTTACACCCTGCTTTTCATAGATTTGCAGTCTTCTTAGATAAATTTAAAGAGTATGATCAATTCATTTATTGTGATTCTGATTGGATTCCACATGAAATGACACCTGACATTAGTAAGTGGGCAGCCGAAAGACCTGAAAGATTCTTCGCTCGTTCAGAAAATGGGTTAAAGGGATATGAGGAAGTGAGGTACCGTCCATTCAATAGTGGCTTCTTTGTAATTAAGAGACCTCTAATAGAAGAACTGTCAGGGGTGTACTTAGAGACATGCTTGCGCCACACTAATAGTTCATTTAAGGATCAGAATGCATGGAACGAGATGATCTCTAAACACTATCCAGCTTACTGTCACCTTAGTCTCCACTGGAATGGTATCTTTGCACAAGTTAAACCACTATTTGCAGTACACTATGTAATGATTAGAAAGGAATTGTACACTGAGCGTGGTCTTAATAAGTGGTTTGAAGGGAAGAAGGAGAGAATGAAGGGATTGAACGAACGAGAGATCGAACGTTTACATACTGAGGATGAGCTAGTTATAGATTATTCAAAACTTTTTTGAAAATAGTTGCTCAAATATTTTTTTATGTCAATTATTTTTTGTATATTGGTAGTATAATAATAATCAAAACAACAATTATGAACAATTTAGAAAAAATCAAAGAAGCTATCAAATTAACTAACTTAGTTATCGAAGAGAGAGAAGAACTTA